CCAAGGCGGCGGGGTCAGTGGTGGCGGCCCCTGGCGATCCGGACCCCATACCCCCTGGCCTGCAACTCCCGACAGGCCTCCGACCTGCGGAAACGCGGTGTCAGCAAACGTTTCCGGCGCGGGGGCGGTGGGTTGCCGCAGGTGGCGCGGGTGTTTGCTGGCTCGGGTCGGGTGTTTGCTGGCGGGTTACCAGCGCCGGGTGCGGTCGGTCTGCGGTTGCGCGGCCTCGGCTGCGGCGCGGCGGTTGGCTGCCGCTTTGCGTCCGGCTGCGGCGCGGTTGCATCGGCGGGCGTGTTCGGGGCCGCGGTAGCGGCTGCGGTCGTCGTCGTCGTGGCCGAGATCCCATGCCTCGGTGGGGGAGATGGGTTGGCCGCAGCGCCAGCAGGTGGCGCGGCCGCTCGCTACGAGCGGTCGGTATTGCTCGCGCAGGCGTTGGTGTGCGGCGCCGTAGCCGCGGGCCGACGTTTTGGCCTTACGGCGTGGCCCCGTACTCAACGTTGAGTGTCCATCCGTTGGTGTCGGTGGTGGCGGTGATGGTGGCGTCTCGGCCGGCGGCGGCGGCGCGGGCGAACGTGGTGAGGATCTGTACCCACGGTTCGGGGTTGCCGCTGGTGGCTCGCAGTTCGAGGTCGGCGATGGCGGGTGGTTTGGTTGCCCATTGGCCGGGGTTGCCGTCCATGATGGTGTTGCCGTCGATGGTGACGCGAATGTGGCTCACTGCGTGAACGCCTTTCGGAGTAGGGCGGCGTCGACGATCACCTCGTCGGACTTGCCGATGGTGAGGGTGAGCAGTGGGGTGCTGCGTTGATGGTCGGCGCGGTCGTAGACGGTGATGACGCGTGTGCCGTCGGGTGCGTCGGCGGCGGCCTGGCGTAGTTCGTTGGCCTCGGCCTTGGTGAGGATCTCGTGGTCGGCCTCGATGACGCCGCGCACGATGGCCTCGGCGAAGAGCTGCGCGGAGGAACCGACTAACTCGCGCGCCTGCTCTTCGCTCATTCCGGTGGTTCGGAACCCGGGCAGTGGGATTGCTCGGGGTGGGGTGTTTTCGTCGCCGGGGTGGATCAGCCCGGTGGCGAGTGCTTGGGCGACCTGTTGGATGGCGGTGTGGCTCATGGTGCCTCGCTGCTGTAGGTCGTCGGTCCTGTTGGTGTGCAGTTGCCGCAACCGCACCAGGTCGGGCCGCACAGTGGCGGTGTGATGGTGCCTGCGCCGTGTTGCAGGTTGCGTCGCCAGCTTTGTGGGTCGATGGCGGCCGGGGCGCGGCAGCCGATGCTGCAGTCGGCGTAGCGGATTTGGTTGCAGTGGGCGCAGACGCGTAGGTGTTTGACCGGCATCGCTACTGCTGGATTGCGAGGTTCACGACGACGGACTGTTGCCCGAGGTTCGTTGCGGTCAGTGAGATCCACGCGCGGCGGGCCTCTTCGACGGCGATCTGCGCCTCTTTGAGGTTGCCGGCGCGCAGCGCGGTCTCGGCGTCGTCGAGGTAGCGCGTGAGGCGGTGGCGGTTGAGTTCCGGTTCGAGTTGCTCGGCGATGGCCTCGCGCACCATCTGGGCGATTTTCTCGGGGTTGATGATTGGTTCGACGTCGACCTTGATGGCCATGTGTGTTCCTCGGCTGTTCGGCTGTTGGGTATGAGAAACGCCCCGGGCGAGGGGTGGGTGGCCTCGGGGCGTTTCTGCGGCGGTGCGAATCGGGAGGACGTACTTCGCCGCTTAGCGGCAGCGTATCACCGGTGGGGTGGCTAATTCACGAACGCCGTTGGCGCTGAGCGCATTTCATATGCGCTTGCAGAATATCGCCTAGCCGGTAGAACTTCGTTCCGGTCTCGGGATCGGTGTCGACGGGCCGCAGATGACCGCGCCGGTTGAGCGAGTGAACGCGCTGTGTGGTGAGCCGCCGGCCGAGGTCGCCGAGCTTGCGTGCGATCTTCTCGGCCTGGCCGGCGGTGACGATCTGCCGGTTGGCCTGTTCGAGTCGGGCACGGTCGATGACGATCTCGTCCTCGGGTGGTAGGTCGATCTGGCGGCGGCACTCGTCGATCCGGTGCGCGATGTCGACGTATGCCCGTTCAGATCCCTCGATGAGCGCGAGGGTGACGACGTTGCGGTGCAGCCATCGCGCCAGCGATGCGAGGTCGTCGGTGCCGGTGTAGTCGACCTGGCGGGCGTCGCACACGAACCGCACCCATCCGGTGAGGCAGCGGTGCAGCTCTTCGGCGGCCTCGGACGCGCCGAGGTGGAACGGCACGCACGGCTCGGGTCGCTGGCGTCGCGGCTTGCCGAGGTTGGGCTTTTGGATGCGCGCCTGGCGGGCGATGGTGACGGCGAGATCCCCGGCGAGTTCGGGCACGTACCAGAGTTTTTCTCGTAGCCTGGCCTGCTCTGCGCGGGATAGGTGAAAGTTCATGCTCACCGGTGGTCACCGCTTTCGAGTTCGGGTAGCGCGATCTCGCCGTCGATGGTTGGCTGCCAGGGTCGTTCGGCGCCGAGGAACACGACGCCCTGTGGCGGGTCGTAGTCGCGGTAGCTGTCGTGCGGGCGGTGCCACGAGTCGCGGCCGCCCGGGCCGTCGGCGTAGCACGGGTCGCGCTGCATGTCGGTGAACTCGACGCGGCGAACGCCGTAGTTGCCCAACGGGTCGTCCTCTTGGCTCATCACGACGGGCGTGTCTGCGGGCACCTTGAGCAGTTGGGCGATGAGTTGGCCGGCGGTGAGTGTCCGGCTCGACTTGTCGGCGTTCACCGGTGGTTCTCCTGTCGCTCGGGTCGGTCTGGGCAGTTCGGGAATCGCGCGGCCATCTCGTCGTTCCACGCGACGGCGAGCAACTCGCCGAGTTCGTAGCGGTCGAGGCTCATGCGAAACCACCGATTCCCGCGGCCGTGCTCGCCGCTGGCGCGTTTTCCGGCGATCCGAGGGTCACTGGTGCCGAGTCGCCGTTTCGAGTGTTTCTGGCGCGAATCTGCGCCTCGGCCTTGGCGGCGAAATACTCGCGGATCGCGGCGATGGCCGACCCGCGGTCGACGCACGTCTGCAACCGCTGCTTGGCAACCTCGAGCCGGTCGGTCGGCTCGACCGGGCCGAGGGTGACCGCCGCGGCGATGGCGGCGGTTTTCTCGGGCGCGGCCTTGAGGTCGAGGCGTTCCCGGCGTGCCTCACGCTCAGCGGCCGACTCGCGGTCGACCCGAACCCGTTTGGCGGTGCGTGCGTGATGGATCAGATCGCCGATGCCGATGGCGTGATCGGCCGGACTGTCGTAGAACGCCTGCAGCCCGTCGAGCAGATCCGACTCGGCGAGGTGGTGCCGCTCGACCTGCTCGGCCCACGCCGCGATGCGTGCCACGTCGGCCTGCGTCACGCGGTCGTCGAGGATCGCGGCGAGCTTGAGCACCTGGCCGATGGCCCGCACGGTGTCGGGCGATGCGTTGATCGTGATGCCGTCATCGAGGATGGTCATGACTGCTGGGCCTCCAGTTGCGCGGCGAGTTGCTCGGCGACCTCGTGCGTGGCAACAGCCTTGAGCGTCGGCCGACCCACGCCCCGGCGGCTACGCGCCGCCGCGGCCTTGAGGACGTACTTCGGGATCTGGCTGGGCGCGAACGAATCCGACTCGCCCCAGAGCTGGATGCCGGCGGCGATGGCCTCGGGTGTCTGTCCTTCGCGCAGGCACCGGTCGAGGTGGGTCGAGATCTCGCCGAGCGTCCTGGCGTCGATGGGGGTGTCGAGGCTGTCGCTGTAGCTGCGGGCGATCTGCTTGGCCAGCGGCGAGCTTTCGGTGGGGATGGCGGCGAATCGGGCGCGGGCCACCTCGGCACCCGTTCGCCGGGTGGCGGGCAGCGCGGGTGCCGGTTCGTCGTGGGGGGGTTGGGGGGGTTCCCCTGTTCCCCTGTTCCCCTGTTCCCCTGTTCCAGCGACGGTTTCGCGCGATTCCGCGCCGGTTTCGCGCCGGATAGTCGGCGCAGAATCGGCGCCAGGATGAAACCGCAGGTCAGGCACCGCGTCGGGGTGGTCTGGTGGCGGGTACTTGCGGCGGTCCTCGCGCGTCTCGGTCTTCTGGTGTTCGCGCCAGCTTGGGATGGCGTAGTAGTGCCGCCCGCGCACTTCGTAGAAGATGACGCCGTAGTGCTGCGCAACATCGGCGCAAAACTGGCGCAAATCCTGCGCGGTGAATCCGTCCTCGTCGCAGAACGCGAAACCGAGCAGCCCGTAGATGTTCGTTTCGCCGATGCCGAAATCGTCGGCCCAGCACCACAATGCTTGGTAGAAGAGCCGCACCGGGAAGCTGACACGGGCCGTGTCCGGCGACCGGAAGAACTCTGGCTTGATCGTTCGGATACGTGGCATCAGCGCATCCCCTTCACCGTTGGGACCGCGGCGTTGGCCCACGGCCGCAGCTCGCGGATGGCATACGCCTCGAGTCGGGCCGCGTCCGGCCGCTCTTGTGACGGTTCTGCGACTCGGACGATGACGGCGTTAAGGACTGTCAGCCACCAGGGCTTGCGGCGGTGCTTGGTGAACCGATCTGCCGGCCGGAATGACCGGCCGATGTAGACGAGGTCGTCGTCGGTGTCGAACAGCATGTAGACGTACTCGGTCTGATAGCCGCACGGGGCGATCTCATTCACGCGCACATCTACCGGGCCGACGTAGACGACCGTCATGTCGATTGATGCGATGTCCTCTGAGCGCCAGAACTCAGGCTTGATTGACCTGATGCGCATTAGTCCTCCGTCTCAGGGTTCGGGCAGTCGGGTTTGTGTCCCTGCGTCGGCGGGTGCCAGCCGCAGTGACGGCACCTGCCGCGCCGTTCGAGTTCCTCCGGGCTGAACAGCAGGCGGATTTTCGGGTCGGTCATCAGAACGCCCTCTCCATCTCGCCCTCGTCTTCGGGCGGTTCGTATCCGGGGCAGGTGCACGGGCACCGGCCGTCGTGGTGCGGGCAGCCGCACAGCGCGCAGTCAGCCACGAGACACCTCCGGGTACTCGTCCCATGTGCGGCCGTCGAGTTCGCGCCCAGCGCGCTTCTTGCCGACGCGCTCAACACCCCACCAGTGGCCGCCGGTGACGTTCCACATGTCGTCATCAGTTGCAGTCCGCCCGGTTTCGCGCTCGACATAGAGCGTGGCGCACTCGATGCACCCGTGGTCGATCGGACGGAAAGCTCCCCACTGCTTGAACAGGAACGGCACACCGGCCACCGTGCACTGGTCGCGCAGCGTTCGCGCCCAATCGGGGTGCATTGGCCGGGCGCCGGGCCCGGATTCACCGCCGACGATCACCCAGTCGATGCCGATCTGGTCGTCGTGGTCGTACTCGGCTGGCCCCCATGGTCCATCGGGATGGAGCTGGACGCCGGTCCGCACGATGGCCGGGCCGGGGTTCCCTGTGTCGCCGAGCAGGTCGATGGGTCCGAGTAGTGGTTCGGCGCTGATGAATCGGACGGCGGCCGGGGTGTCGAGCAGAGCCGGGATGCGGATGTCGGCCCACTTCTGATTCTCGGTGGAGACCCCTGCCCAGACGTTGCGCAGTGGCCAGTCGCGCGTGGTCGGACGGCCGTCAGGTCGCTGCCGGTACTGCTCAGCCTCAACCTGCAACTGGAAGCGCTCAGACCGGAGCAGCGCTCGCATGCGGCCGTGCCGTTTCGTGAGCACCTGGAATGTGTGCTGGGGTGCAAGCGCCATGATCGCGAATACCTTGGCGATGTACTCGTCGGGCACCTGGTCGTGGAACAGGTCGGACTGCGCGTTGACGAAGATCTTGCGCGGCTTCCGCCACCGCAACGGCATATCCAGCCGATCCGCGACGAGGTTCACGCGGCCGGTCCACTCGCCGCCAATCTCAGTCCCCGAGTATGGCTCTGACACCTTCGGGTTGGGATTCGCCTGCATGCGATGGGCGGTGCGGATCGCGTAGCAGTGATCGCAGCCAGGCGATACCTTGTCGCAACCGACGACAACGTTCCACGTCGAGTCGCACCATTCAATGCCGGTGTTGTCACTCATCGTCACCGTCCTGCAACTCGGTGTTGACGATGACCATGCGGTCGTAGACGGCGGCCACTGCGGCTGCCCGCTCGTCGGCTGTGGCATCGGGGCCGATGCCGTAGAACACCAGCCGCTCAGCCTCATTGGCCCGAACCAGCTCGGCGCCCTGCAATCTCGTCGACGCGCCCACCACACGCGCGCCATCCGTCACAACGTAGATATCCATGTCAGTCCTTCGAGGTAGGGGTGTTGGGTTTCGCGGCGGGCAGCGCGCGCAGTCCCACTGGTGTCGGTTCGATGCCCAGTTCGTGATACGCGATGTTCCGGGCCTTCTTGACCTCTGCGCCCAGCTCGTGATCAGGCACCGCCAAGTCGGACGCTCCCAGGGCGACGATCAGCCGCTCGCGAACGCCGTCTTCGAGGAACATTTCGATCTGGCGGCGCATCGAGCGGATCTCACGCCGCAGCTGCTTCACCTCGGCAGTGAGCTCAGACACGAGCTGTGGTGCGGCAGCGATGAAGTCACCGTTGGCCCGCTTCCACACCTTCGCCACCGGTGGGTGTGCGCCTGGGGGATCGTGGTGGATGTTCCCGAAACCGACCTGAATCCACGGCCAGGGCGTGATCCCCGCGAGCAGTTCGCGTGCCCGCTCAACAACATCACTCACCGGACAACTCCGCAGCGGCGATCAGCCAGACCAGGACCGCCACCGCGGTCATAGAGAGCCTCATACCTCCGACTCCTCGTCTTCGGCCTCCAACACTCGGAACAACTCCACGTGCGGTACGCAGAACAGGTGGGTGATCGCTTGTGCGTCTCGCTCGCGGAGCGTCGGGTACACCCCGACGCCGTGCGCTTGGCACCTGACGCCGTACTTCACAGCCACCGCCTGCGGATCACGTCGGCGGCAGACTCACCCCGGCTACTGACCCAACCTGCCGGCCCGCGAGACATCACCTCGTACTCGTAACCGTGGCTAGCGGCGATCGGGAAGGCGTGGGAGTGCGCTTCCACCAGAGAGGCGAACTTCTCAGGCGCGACTAGTTCAGGTCCGTAGACCGTCTCCGACGCGCACGAATACAGGATCGCGTATTCCGTGCGAGGGGTGCGGATACAGCGAATCCCCGAGTTTCCACCAGCTGCCCCCGCGTCCACGGCTGGATCACTCACCGGACACCTCCTCAGCCTGCAAGCGTCCAATCGCCTTCAAGCACTCGTTGTAGATACGGGAATTCCTGCCGATGACAACAAGAGCGGTCCGGTTGATCAGCCGCCTGTTCTTCGAGTCGTAGTGGTAGTACTGGCCGCTGCCGCGCCGCCCGATGCTGTAGTCGCCGAGGTTCTGCGAATGATCTGGGTTGATCCTCGCTGCGACATACGCGTAGTCAGTTCTCTTCACCGGACACCTCCGACGATTCCTTGGGTTGCGTTGGGTGAACCTTGTCGCGCTCAAGCCATTCCGTGAGGTGGTCTCTCAACGCCCGGACGGCCGATTCGTTCATACACACCGAGTACACATCCCAATTGCCTTCCACACCGGACCAGATGGACACCGTGCGCATCGTGAGGTCCAGCCGCAGCCACGGACCCACATGGGTGTCGATGTCGAGACCGTATGTCTCGTCTTGTTCATCCTGGCCTGGTACACACCACGGAGGTATCCAGCCTGTGCCAATGGATGCAGGGGTTTCCGCCTGGATGTCTTTCATAAATCCGTAGTGCGGTTCGACATTGGGGCCGATGAACCGTCCTGGGTAGTGGTTTGACCAGCCGCTGATGTAGGACACCACGCTGCCGTCGTGATTGTCGTTGTCGTCGGTTCCTGCGATGTCTTGCGATGCCCAGATGCTCACTTGGCGGCCTCCGCAGCGGCAGCGAGCAGGGCAGCGGCGAGAGCATCGCGGGCAAACAGGCGACCGGGCTTGGTTGCTTCACTGAACCGAATCACCAAGCGTGCACGGTCATCCGGCTCGCAGTCGAACTCCGGATCGGGCTCCGGGTGCATGTCGATCTCGGTGACGGTGATCGGGAACGGTTCGGGCAGCTCGACCAGGGCGATGCGGTTCGCCCTCAACGCGGCGAGGATGCGTCGGGCATGGTCCATCACGACGTGCGCGAGCTTCGGCCCGCCCAACTGTTCGGCGATGATGGTTTCCGGGTCGATCATCGTTTCTCCTGAGGTTGTGGTTGCTGCGTAAGCGGTTTCGGGTGCGGATGGGCCCCACGCGCTGCGATGGGTGCGGCGGCGGGCACGGAACCACAACATCCACTCGGCGGTCACGCGGGCTCACCCCTGACGTCGAACAGTGAGCGTTGGTCGGCGATCGGCCGGTTGGACCAGACCACCTCGGTCCGGCCCCGACTTTCACCCCTGCTCTGGCCGGTCATGGTGTGTATCTCGACCCGGTCCCAGCCGCAGAGCGCGTCGTCGTACAACTCGGACGGGTAGCCGGACACCACCACTGACGCCTGGCAATCCAGCGACGCGAACGCCTTCCCCTCGTGCGGGATCGCCAGCATGCTGAGCCCATCGTGGCCGCGCCCCTGCAGAATCCACTCCGGCCCGACCCGTTCAACCGAGTACGTGCCCCGCGCACCCACCGCGGTCAACGCACCGATCACATGGGGGTGCCCCCTCCAATTCAGCATCAGGCGTCACCCTCGATCTTGATCTGCACACCCGCGACCTCACCGGCCTCGGCCAGCCGCTTGTAGGCCACCAGCCCGATCACCTGCGAGTCATCAGGAATGACCACATCGGTGATCGCGTCGAGGCAGGCGCGCGCCAGCTTGTCCACATCGGGGCGTTTGACTGCTGCCGGCGTCCTGGACTTCGGAGCCGACTTCGGCCGTGGCAGAACGAAGCTCAGGTGCACCGTGACGGCACCACCGAACATCGGCCTACCCGCCATGGCCGCGTGCGCGGCCAGCGCGACGCGCTCACGCCAGGGCCCGACCTCTTTCGAGGACTCGACCAGGACGCCGCCCCCGACGTGCCGCTTGCTGCCCTGCGGCGCCGCCCTCCCAGGAACGAAGAACACCACGGGTGTGCTGCTGTCGAGCAGCGCCGTCGTCGTCACTGATCCGGCCCGTCGAACACGGCGATCGCGCGGGCCGCCTCCTCGAACGTCAAATCCGCGGCACGCGTGGCCTGCACACCCGCCGCCTCCGCCAGGAACGAGAACCAATCGGCGTCGGTGTACTTCTCGGCCTTCTGAATCTCGGCGAGGCGCCGCAACTGGTCGTTGCTGGCCATGCGGATCTCGGTCGCCTCACCGTCGATCACGTCCGGGTCGGCGTCGTCGGGCACATCCGCTGGCTCCGCGGCCGCGTTGTCATCGACCTCGCCGTCGATGTACTCCGGCTTCACGTCGATCAGATCCGACGTGTAGTCGCTGCGCACCGTGCCGTCCATGACCGTGGCGGTGTTGAACTCCGCCGACAGCGGCAACCACTTCGCCAGCTGCTTCACCGCGGTCTTCTTGGCCATCGGACCCCAGTCGGTCACCCACGGCCCGTTCTTCCCCGCCTTCGACCGCTTGCGGATCGCCTCCACCTCGGCCACGGTCATCACCACGAACGGGGTGCCGCCATCCTTGAGCTGCGCCGCCGCGTACACATAGACCGGCTTGCCGCGATCACCTCCGGCGGGCACATGCTTGAGGTCCCGGTGCAGGCCCAGCGTGTACTCGAACTCGTCGTTCTCGTACACGATCTCGGCCCAGATATCGACCAACAGGCCAGAGTTGCGAGCCAGCTTGATCAGGCCGCGGTACCCCGGCACGAACGTCACCTCGCGGCCGAACGGCACGAAGTACGACTCCCCCAGCGGTCCCGGTTCGAGACCCAGCTGCGACGCGGTCATCAGCGCGCCCAGGAACGACTCCGGGGAGCAACGCGTCAGCGCGGGCGTCTGCCGAAGCACCGTCACCGCGATCCGAGCCATGCGATCCGGGTTCATGTGCGCCGGCAACGCGCGGGCGATTTCACCCTTCTGCCTCTCGATCAGCTGAGCCAGCGTGGGCTTGCGATCGGTGGTGGTTGCAACGTCGGTGCTCACTTATAGATCCCTTCCAATTCAGCGATTAGTGCGTCTGCTTCGTCTTGAATGCCGTCCTGCAACGCGTATTTCGGCAGGCTGATGGTCACGACCGAGTCGGAGTAACCCGGCCACTCACCGCGCTCGAGGCAGTCGGCGTAGAGGCGGATCGCCTGCCGGTTAGCGCGTCGCCCTTGCTCGATCGATTCCTCGTCGTACTCGACCACCGTCACCACGTACGGCGGCTCTTTCTCCTGCACCACGAACCGAAACCGCGGGCTTTCGCTGGCACCCACCGCGACCGCGAGGTCGATGTACCAGGCGGCCTGCATGTAGTAGCCGAGCCTGTAGAACTTCGCGTGCAGCTCAGCGGGATTCGCGGTGGTGGAGGTCTTGTAATCGTCGATATCGCCGGTGAGCCAGTCGATCCGCCCACGTAGCCGCACACCGGTCTCGGGGTCGGTGTGGTACAGCGCGACCTCGGCCTGCCCCTCGGCGTCGGCGAAGATCGGGCCTGCGGTCGGGTGCTGGCGAACCCGCTCGGCCATGTCGTACGCCTTGGTGAACAGGTCGACGTGAATCGGTACCTTGCCCCGCGCGCGGGCCTCGGCCTCGGCCTTGCGCCACATGGCAGTTGCGGTCGGCTTCTCCGACGGTGTGCCGTCAGCTTTCAGCCCGTGCACCGCCGGGTCGAGGATCTCGAACTCGGCGCCCTTACCCAACACCAGCTTGTGCGCGACATGCCCGAAGTCCCACACCTTTTTGGGTTTGCGCGTGTTGTCCTGCTCCCAGCGGAATTTCGCGGGGCACGACGGCGGCAGCAGCAGCTTCGCCCCGGACACCGACAGCGAGCCCCGGTCGGCGTGGTAGTCGGCCTCGTCGACGAACCGGTGCATTCCGTCCTGTGTGGGCACACTCATCGGCGGCCGCCGATCTCGTCGCGCGCGTCGTCGCGGTCGCCGACCAGGCCAAGCGTCCGGCGCGGCGCGTCGAGCGCGGCGGCGCGTTCGGACTCGCTCATGTCGTTGACGGCTCTCCGCCACTCGTCGGTCTCGAACTCGTAGGCCATCACTCGTCGTTGTCCTCATCTCGATCTGGGCTGCGCCACCACTCGTCGGCAGACCAGTTGGTTGGATCGGGGTCGGGCGCGGCAACGCGCAGCGCACGGGTCATGACGCGACCGCCTCACGCGAGGACAGGTCGAGCGCAACGCATTCCCGCGAGCAGAACCGTTGCTCCGGCCGCCCCGGCACGAACGTGCTGCCGCAGTAGCCGCACGCCCGCTGCGCCGCGCCGCGTTTCAACGCCCGGCGTTGATTCGGCGTCAAACCGCCCCAGATGCCGAACTCTTCTTCGCGGGCGAGTGCAACCTCCAGGCACTTCGCCTGCACTTCGCACCGCCTGCAGATATTGCGCGCGGGGCCAACGGGTTCGCCTTTCTCGGGAAAGAACACCTCGGGGTCGGTCTGCGTGCAGGCCGCGCCGAGGGTCCACTCGTCGGGCGTGCATGAGGTCTCGACGAGTCCCTGGCCGTAGATGGCGCTCATGACGCCGCTCTCATCACGTGGTGCCGGGGCGCGGTGATCGCCTCGACGCGGCGGCGCAGCGTGTCGATGCCCTCGTCGGGGTTGAAGAACGCGGCCAGCGCCATCGTGATCTGCGCGGCCTTGGCCGGGTGCCACTGCGCGAGGTTGACCAGCTCGGCGTACAGCCGGCGCGGGTCGTCCTCGCGGATCTTCTCGGCCACGTCGATAGCGATGTTCGCGACCCGGTCGAGGCTCGTCTCGGGTGTCATGTCGATCTGGCGCGCGCTCACCGGTCGCCCTCCAATAAGGGGGACACCTCAATCCGGCCGTTCCACGTCCGCTCGAACAGCTCGGTCCAGCGGTTCATACCCTCGACCCATAGCCGGTGCCGGATCGCGTAGACGCTCGGGCGGCCCTCGGCGGGCCAGTGACGCCCCTTGCGGCGGTTCACCTGGTCACCGCCTCGGCTCGCTCGGCGCGCAGCACCAACTCGGCGAGGAACCGCACCCACGTCTCAGCCTCGGCAGCGGTGTCGACGCGCGGGTAGGTCACCGGCTCGGGCAGGTCTCGCGGTGAGGTGATCACCGCGAGCTGCCACTGCGTGTAGTCACGCACCTCGAGCGCCATTGCGAGCGTGCCGTGTTTCTCGTCGCGCGCCCGGATCCGGCCGAGTCCCGAGGTCGAAACGTCGCGGCTGATCGTGATGACGGCCATCAGGCGAGCCGTCCCTTCGACCCGTACTCGTTGATGAATGCCCGCACCGCGCCGAAGTGCTCGGGGCAGAACACGATCACGCTCCGGGCGACGATCTCGCCGGACTGCTCGGGCGTATATCCCTGCCCGTAGAACGCCAGCGCCACGCCGAACACGCCGTCGGCCGATGGGTACTCGTCGAGCGTTTCGCACACGACGGGGACGCCGTATGTGGCGACGGCGTCGTCGACCGCGTCGGCGTGCGCACTCGGCGCGGTGAACAAGCCCGACAGGATCGCCGCAGCAATCAGGATCGGCGCCCACAACCATTCGCGGAGTTTCATGCCGCCACCGCCTCGTTGCGCCACGCGTCGATCAGCTCGGCGGCCAGGTCGGCCGGCCACTGCACATCGAGGTGAATCTCGGCGTCGGCGTCGATGAGCCCACGGCCGTCACGTTCGAAACCAGCGAGAACGTCGTGCGCCGCGGTGGGCGTGACGAGTGCCTCGATGGCGTCGGCCAGGCCGCGCATGTAGAGGATGTCGCCCCATGCCTGCACGTCCTCGTCGGTCGTGACGTAGGGCCAGGCGGGGAAAGGTGGGAGTGCAGCCCACTTTTTGTGCTGTTCGGCGATACGATCGGAGGTGCCCATGAGGGACGTTCCTTTCTTATTGGGTGAAGGCCCCGGCGCCGTGGCGGCGGCGCGGGGCCGCTTACTTACTTGGCGGTGATGTGAAAGCTCGTCAGCAGCTCGCGGGCGATCTGATTGGCCTGGCGCGAGGTGAGGGCGAACCCGGCCCACAGACCGGTGAGTGACTCAGCGAGGGTTTCCTGCGAAACGGCCGCTTCGAGCCGCGCCTCGACCGTGGCCGCGATGGTGCGGGCGGCGTCGCGCAGCTCGGCGAGCACGCCCGGGGCGTCGGCTGGCGGGGTTTCGCGCTGCGGTTCGTCCGACCGAGGGAGGTCGAGTTCGTCGAGGTCCATGAACTCGGCGGCAGCATCGAGGTAGTCGCCGGCCTCGCGTTCCGAGAATCCGGTGCGCTGCTCGTCGTATGCGCGGGCGGCAGCGCCGAGGACGTTGGCGGCGCCGTGGAGAAGCTCGGCGATCATCGGACTCGCCTCGCAGCCTCGAGCAGCAGGTTGAGAATGCGTTGCGTGCCGCCGGCGTGGCTCAACTGCACGAGCAGCGACATCGCGTTGAGCACAACCAGCACGGTGAGCAGCCCCGTCACGATGCCGCCCCGCACGCCTCGGCGATGCCCTCGGCGAGGCCATCGAGCAACTCGTCGCGCTCGGCGCGGGCCTGGCGCATCTCGCTGCAGTAGTGGGCGATCTCGGTAGCGAGCGCCAGGTTGTAGGCGAGCGCGCTGCGCAGCAGGCCGGCGAGGTTCTCGATCTGCGCGAGGTGATCGGCGTTGTCGGCGTGGCGCAGGTAGCGATCGAGCAGCGCGGCTGTGCGATCGCCGAGTCGCTTGGAGTGCTCCACGATCTCGGCGTCGCGGTCGATGATCTCGGCGGCGGTCATCGGCATCATGCGGTGGCCTTTTCCTCATCGAGCAGATCCGGCACGGTGATGCCGAGGAACTCGGCGGCGGCGGCCAGCTCGTGGATGCGCCAAGGCACCTTGCCGGACATGCGTCGGTGGACGGATGGCTGGGAGAGTTTGAGGTGGCGCGCGAGTGCGGTTTGGGTCTTGTTTGTGCGGGCGAGGCCGATGCGGATGGCAGTTGCGACACTGTCGCCGCTCGCTTCTCTCTGCGGCATTAAATTTCTCACAGAGAAATTCATAGGGCGCAGAGCGCATCTGGTCAAGCACCTTGAGCGCCGCGTGTTTCTGTGAGGGAAATTTCAGCGCTATATCTTGCGCATATTCAGTGAGCGGGTAACGTATTCACCCATGAGCACTACGGTTATCGAACTCAACCCCTCCGGGGCTGACTTCCACCAGGAAGTAGCGAGCCGACTGCGCATCGGCCTCAGTGCCACTGGGGCCAAGAGCAAGGACGTAGCAAAGGCTGTCGGCATGGCGCCGAGCGCTTTCTCGAAGCGAGTCCGCGGTGCCCAAGTCCTCGATGTAGCCGAGGTTGACCAGATCGCGGCCGCGACCGGCCTCAGCCGCGACTGGCTGTTCACCGGCCAGGGGCCGATGTTCAACCCCGACGGATGGTGCCCCCAGCTGGGCTCGAACCAGCGACCTGCGGATTACCAGACCGTAGTACGTCCCTTTCCCGTCCGTAGGATCGCCGACACCCGCGACTCGGCGGCCTGACCGAGATGGCCACGGAGCGAGCACGGTGGGGCTACAGATCCACATCGAATCTCGAAATTGACGGTTTCGAAACCGCAAAATTTCGCGATGTGAACAACTCCTCAATGGCGACGCTCGGACTGGACGATTGGGAAATCTGGCAAACAGCTCAACGACTCTCGCGCCGAACCATCGACGAGCGCCTGCGCGTCATCCACCTGCTGCACGCTGAGACGGGCGTACAGCCCATGAAGATCCGCGCCACCGACCTCGTGCGCTGGATCGCCGACCACGAAGACTGGTCAGACTCCACAGCGTGCACCTACACCAGCTACCTGTCTGCCTGGTTCAAATGGCTGCAGCTCACCGACCGGCGCGAGGACAACCCGATGGTGAAAGTCGGGGCTCCCCGGTTGCCCGATCGCCAGCCGCGACCGGTCAGCGACGCCGATGTGGTGGCTTTGCTGCAGACCCGTATGTGGACGTCGACGCGGCGCATGATCCTGCTCGCCTTGCTCGCCGGTCTGCGCGTCCATGAGATCGCCAAGATCCGTGGCGAGGACATCGACATGTCGGCCCGCGTGCTGTGGGTCAAGGGCAAGGGCAAACGGCTGCGCTCGGTGCCGCTGCATCCACTGCTGATCGAGATGGCCTCGGAGATGCCCGCCGCCGGGTACTGGTTCCCGATGCGGGGCCACGAGGGCGAGCACATCCTGTCGAAATCGGTGTCCGACATCATCGGCCGCACGATGAAGCGAGCCGGGGTGCGCGGCACGCCGCACTGCCTGCGTCACTGGTACGCGACCACACTGCTCGACAACGGCACGGACATTCGCGTCGTCCAAGAGCTGCTACGTCATAAGTCCATTGCGACGACGCAGATCTACACCAAGGTGCCCGAGGGGCGGATGCACGATGCGATCACCTCGCTCGACCCGTGGCGGGCGTTGCGGCCACTCCGCGAGCAAGGCCGCCCGCCACTGTCCGCAGCGAGCTAACACCGCGCCACAGGTGCGTTAATATCCGGCGGCATGGCACTCGCACCGCTACCGCCTCCAGGCTGGTACCCAGATCCGGCCGGCCACGGCGGGCAACGTTATTGGGATGGTCAGCGTTGGACCGGGCACCAGGCTGCGCCGCCGCTCGCGGCCCCGGGCGGCGAGCGGCGGTTCACCGTGAATTACGGGTTCGCGCTGCTGGCGTTCTTCTCGCTCGTCGGGACGCTGCTGTTCGGGCTGCCGTTGTTGGCGACGGCCGGTGATCCCGAGGGCGATGTGTCCACGTTCGGTGTGCTGTGGCTGATGTGGGGCGGCATGTGGACGCTGATTTGGGCGGCGTTCGCCGTGCAGCACACGTTGCGCAAACGGCGCTGAGATTGCCCGCGCCGGTCAACGGGCTGTCGTACGATCCTGCGCATGGCTAACGGGGTAGGCCGCGGGATGGTGGTTGCGATCGCCACGGGCGCGTTCGTCGCTGGGTGTGCGGGCGGCTGCATGATCGGCGGCACATCAGACGACGTATCGAGCAAGACCGCCACAACCACCGTCACTCGAACTGTCGACAACGCACTCGGCCGGACTGCCGCTGTGCCTGCACCGATTGAGCCGCCAGCTGCTCAGGCGACGGGATGCAGCGAGGCCCCGGCGAAGGTGGTGGACGTCATCAATGCCAGCTTCACCAACGGCGAGCACCTGGAAAACGCCCAGTCGATCTCGGGTCCATCTGGGATGGTGATCGTCGGCGGCAACATCACAACACCGAGCGGCGAACGAGTGTCGAGCCAGGACTCGTGGGTGATGAGCGACGCAACCGTATACGCGCTGACCTCGGACGCGCGCCGCCACACGATGTTGCCGGATGGCCGTCAACTCATCGACAACTGGCCCGAGTACAACGACGCGGTGGGCACCTGCGTAGGTATCGCCACCCGCAGCGGCAGCTGAGGCACGCGGCGAACCGCCCCCTGCTGGAGAGTATGCGGGAGGGCGGTTCGTGTTTAGCGTATCGCCGATCACATCAGGGCAGTGTGCACTAGAAGGGGAGGGTCGTTACTCGGATGAACTACACCGCGACTGTCACCCGTGAGGGTGATATGTGGCTTGCCGAGGTGCCCGGGCTGCCCGGTGCTCACGCATACGCACACACGCTCTCGCGACTGCGCGTCGAACTCGCCGACGCAATCATCTTGTCGGCCGACCTCGACGACGTCGTTGTCGGCATCGAGTTCCAGCTCGATCCGCAGTCGATGAACTAGCTCGTCATCGACGCAAACCGTTCAGCCACGAGGTGCTTCTCGCTTCACGAGATGAGTCACGCCGATCACGACAGCGACAACCGAGGGGACGATGACGAGCACATTGACGTGCTCGGATGAGATCAGCCAGTAGGAGATGGCACCGAAGACCAGGCCGACCAATGTCAGGATCAGGCTGGGAAGGTCAAGGCGATGCCGGGTCGCGTTCTCGTGATTCGTGATCACTGGCTACCCTCCTATGATTTTCGACCTTTGTTACAACCCACTTGGTCCGTGTGCGGCCATTCTTAACGATTGCGTCTTCGCGGATCTCGAGCCAGAAGATGTCTTGCTGACGGATGGCCAAGCCTCGCGCCACTCGGCCAAGGAACTTTTCGTCTTCGACCGTCACATTACGGGTTCCGCTCGTCGTTTTCACCCTCCACCTGGTGGGGTCGTCGAAATCGATGGCGGACATCTGTGCCTCGACCTCAAATGTCTGCGAGGTCTCTTCGACCTCGTCTTCTGGCCTAGCCGCGTCATAGTCGGCGCGATTAAGGGCGAACATTCGAGGAGGTTCAGCCGGCTCTGCTGGTTGGTCCGGCGGGCCGGCCACGTCAAGTTCAGTGACACGAGGATCGGCCAGCGGGGCCATTATCTGGCGCAACTGCTTTTTGCGGCGGCGTGTACGCTTCTGCAGCTCTTGCCATACCGCAGGGGAGACCTCGTGGGCTGTGTCGTCCTGCCAGGTGATCTTCACGTTGCCGTTGGCGAGGTAGTCGAAGTCCTTGACGTCTGCTCGCAGCGACCGGGTGGCCCACCAGAGTATCACCCCGATCGACGGAATCCCGGCTGCCGTTGCCGTGGACCTCACCGTATCGATGTTCTCGACGACAGTTCGCACGACCTCGATGAGGAAGGACCCCGGTTTCGCGGGGCGCACCAGGACCTCGGAATCGGCCGGTCCCTCTTCGTGGAAAGCACCTGCTTTGTCGAAGTCGCTGGTTAACCCGACGAGGCCCTGCAGCACCTCGGCGACGTGCGCGGCTCGCAGTTCATGCAGCGCGACACCATTGTTGTCTTCGCCAACGAAACGAAGCGTTAGAGAGTCGACGATGGCTCGCTGCTTCTCCGACATGAAATTTTGCGCCCTCTCACCACTGGCCTCTCAACCAGGCCGACCCACTGTGCCGCTCCGCATTCTGCGGTAGCCGCAGAGAATAGGCCATCTAGCCTTGGCCAGGTTCACGTATCCGCGCGTGAGTGTATTGCCACGCGCAAGAGATCCTCGCCACGTTTAGTCAAACCGTGACCCAGCACACCATCAGAGTGGCGTCGACAGGTTAAAAGCCGCCCCCCAGCTGTGAGTCAGCTAGGGGGCGGCTTTGTCAGTTGCCAGTCACCGGCGAGGTTACCGGCAGCAGGTGCAGTTCCGTTCGTCCCCGGCGATGCGTTCCTTGCGCTCGGTGCGGAGTTCCTCGCGGATGCCGCCGATATCGCGCTCGATCCGCTTGAACCCGTTCGCGACCAGGTCGCGCAGCTCGTCGAGGTCCTCGCGCATGTTGGTGTCGTGTGTGTTCACGACGTGCTCGTGGATCTCTTCGGTTTTGGCGTCGAGCCGGCGCGCCCGTTCGCGGCCCTTGCGTTGCCCGCGAACGGTGACCCACAGCGCGGCGATCGCGGGCAGCGACCCGGGCAGCCCGATGATGAACAGGCCGAGCAGGTCGATGGTGTCGTCGGGGTTGTAGACCTCGGCGGCCGCCTGGGCGGCCGCACGTAGCGCATCGATCATCCGAGCAGCCGCACACGCTCGACGGCCTGCTGCGCCAGCGGGCCGAGGTTGGACTGCGCCGAGTCGACCACTGCGCCGAGCGCATCGGATGCAACCTGCTTGACGCGCTCCACCTCGGCGCTAGCGTCGGTAGCGGCCTGCACCGTCTGCTCGATGGCCGTGATCGCGGCGTCGGCGGGCGCAGCCTTATCGAACAGGCCGTCCTTGACCTGCTTCGTGATGCGTACCGCCGCGGTGGTCGAGGCGCCGCTGCCGCCGACCAGAACGCCTATGCCGCCGATGATCTGGTTGATGCTGTCGGCGGTGCCGGCGTCGATGCCGCCCCAGATCAGGGCAATGCCGACGATGCCGGTGACGACGCTGCCGGCGACGTAGATGGTCTGCGCGATCTTCGAGTTCATGCAATGCTGCCTTTCTGGTTGTCGAGGAACTGTTCGAGGGCCGCCGGGTTGACGGCCTCGATCTGCTTGAGCGCGTCTTTGGCCTGGTTGACCGGGCCGGGTGCGTTGCCGTACTTGCCCTTGCCGGCGGCGGTGCGCACGATGCGTGCGATTGCGTCGGTGTCGCCAAGCAGCGCCTGGCGCTCGACGTAGCTTTCGTGGTCGCCGTGCGCGTCGAGCGCGCGGATCATGTCGATGATCGGCACGTCCGGCTCGCCCGGGGTGGCGTAGATCGACATTGATGGGACTCGCAGGTTGGTCATGAGCAACTCCTCGAGGGGATCTGTTGGGGTGGTGGTTGCGAGCGTGAGCAGTTGGTCGCCCAAGGCGAGACAGCGGTTCCAGCGGTCCTGCCGGTCGGGCCATCCGACGGGGTTCGTGCCCTCGATCCACCCGTTGACGCAGCGGGACACCGCGAGGATGTCGCCGGCGTCGGCGTAGGCGTTGATCTGGCCGGGTTTCTGGCCGCCGTGCAGCCAGTACCACGACGCGGCGAGGAATCCCCACCTCGGCTGCTCGACAAGCTCGGGCAGTTTGACGAACAGTTCGGGGTCGGTGACGTAACCGCGTGCGGCGCACCATTGCCCGAACTCGCGGTAGTTCGACGACCAGGTGAGCTGGATCGGGCCGCGGCCTCGGTACCGTCTACGGTCCTCGGTCCACCCGGGGCCATCGGTTTGAATCTCGGCCATGTAGCGCAACCCGGCACTCTCGTGGCCGACCTGGCTGCACCAGGCCGCGGCGCGGCGCACCGTGGTGATCTCGGCAGCGCGCATCGCCTCGGCGAAGTGCGGCAGATAAAGCGCCAACGTCTCGCGCGACACCTCGGTTGGACTCATCGCTTGCGCCAGCAGCGTGACCGCGTCGACGGCCGGCGCGGGCGTCGAGGGTGCCGCGGGGGCGGCCGGCGCGGCGGCGTAGCAGTAGCCTTTCGGTGGGATCAGGGTGGCGCACTGGTCGAAACTCACCCAATAGCCGTAGGGCCGGAATCCGCTGTCGGCGATCCACACCGCGCGGGCGGCCGGGTTGTCGTCGTAACCCATCGCCGCCACGTAGTGGTAGGTGGTGCCGCCCGAGTAGGACGGCGACACACTGCCTTTGACGCCGCGCGGCTTGTTGCTCGGCGGCGCAACCCAGTTCATGACGACGCCGTACCCGGCGTTGATCGACGCAACGAGGTTGCGCCACAGGGTTTCTTTCTGCGCCGAGGTCGGCGGGTCGTTCTCGATGTATACCGAGGTGTAGCGAGCGTCGGGCACGATCGCATCGAGTACCCGCTCGATGAGGCCGACGTAGTCGGTGCCGCGGGTGGTGGTGCCGATCTGGCGGGCGAGGTCGGATTCGGCCTTGATGATGCCGCGCGAGTTCAGCACCACTTGTGTCGCCGCGGGGCCGCACCAGTAGCCGGTTTCCTGCGGGACGACGCTGCGGTCGTAGGGCAGAACCTTTTCGGTCACGGTTCTCCTTTCAGAGCTGCGGGCGGTCGTCGATGATCTTTTCGAGCAGCGGGCACGCCCCGGTCGCGAACGCCCACGACAGCAGGCCGGACAGCACGACGCCGCCGAGCAGCCCGACGCCGGGGGCGGCGAGCCACGGGAACGGTTTCTCGATGCCAAACGCTGTGTAGCGGTCCATCATTCGCCCCGATACTTGAATCGTGGTGTCACGTCGACGTTCAACGTCTGCGACCCGTCGTTGACGGTGATGCTCGCCGGTAGGCTTTCGCGGCGTAGCAACGTCGAGCCGTTGAACACGCCATAGCCGTTGATGACCGTGCCGTTCGACACCGTGCCGCCCGGGATGGTAATTGTGACCGTCGAACCGGTCACCTGCGCTTTGTCGACGCCGCCCTCGGTGATGTCGACGGGTGTGCCCCAGGTGGTGTCTCCATACACGGTGCCGACGCGGGTACTGTTGGAATACAGTCCGATACGGTTGCCGAGCGCGCAGATCGCCGCTGCGCAAGCGCGCCGATGTGCAGCGTCATATGTTGCCATTTGTGCCCTCCTGTGCAGCTTGGCGGTTATCGATGCTTTGAAGTAGTCGCGCTATCGCGATGAGCACGTGTAGCGCGGCATAGTTCGGATGATCTGCGGGCAGGGTGTCAACCACCTGCTCTGCTGTGTCGATGCGGTCTGCTGCATCCACCGGCGAATCACGTTCCCTTCTTTGACTATTGGCGAGCGCGGAACGCTGCCAGACCGGTCGCACCGTTGCCGCCCGCCGCGCCGGTCAGAAAAACGGCATTGCCGCCGCGACCGCCGCCGCCTGGCGCGTTGCCTGCGGTGCCGTTGCCGCTCGTGACTGCCGCGCCGCCGACATATGTCTCGCCGTTGAGTGAGACATCTTTGCCGCTGTTGGCATTTCCGTTGCGGGCGCTGCCACCGTTCTGTCCGTCGCCACCCCAGCCGCCACCATTTGAGCCGCCCGCGGCGGTGTAGGTGGTGCCGTTGACGACGGCCGTTGTGGCAGAGCCGTTGGAGCCGTTACCGGGTGACGCGCCACCGCTACCGCCGGCCCCGCCAGCGCCAACCGATCCTGTGATGGTGACCAGGGTCCACGGGATGTCTACGCCCCGTTCGAGGGTGATCCAGACCCACGCGCCGCCCTGGCCGCCACCGCCAGCGATGACCCAGCCTCCACCCGCGCCGCCACCACCGCCGCCGAGGATGACGATGTCGATGTAGCGGCACCACACCGGGATGGTGTAGGTGAAGGCACCAGCGCTCGTGAAGTTGGTCCGCACCGCCGCCATCGGCGAGAACGCGATGTCGCCCGCGTCAGCACCGACACCGGTGTCGGTGCCGATGACGCCCGGTTTCAGGTACGACAGGATGTCGGCGCCAATCGCCGAGTCAACAGCTGCGATACCGGCTTTCATCGAACCCGCGCTGTCGGCGCCGACGCCCGAGTCGACGCCGTGCAACCCGATGCGCGCCGCGTCGTCGACGCCGACGCCCGCGTCGAGGACGATCAGTTCGGGCACGATCAGCGCCCAATCTGCGCCGAGCCCGGTGTCGGCGGCGAGCAGGTCGATGCTGGACAGCGAGGCTGCATCGGTACCGATGCCAGCGTCGGCACCGAGCAGGCGCGGCACGATCAGCGCGCCGTCTTCGCCAACACCGGAATCGGCGACGTCGAACCGCCAGCGCGGGAACCACCCGGGACGATGCTCAACAGGTTGCGGCTCGGGCGCGTTGGGAAACCACGCTGGGCGGTGCGACCGTTGCGGAATGGTGGGCGTTGGCGCCCAGGCCATCAGGCCACCTCGTAACCCTGGTCGGCCAAGGCGTCTGCGTGCGGCATGTCGCCGTCGACAACCCATAGCGGGGTCAGCGTTGACGCCACGCCGTTCTCATCGCAGGCGAACGCCTCAACGCGGCCGCTCGCGGTCACAAAGTCGAGTCGCGTGACCGCGAGGTAGCTGATCTCGTCGCCGTCGGTGATCCTGTAGTGCAACGTGACCGGGCACCACGTGCCCATATCGGTGTCCAGCAGTTCTGCTTGTGCCATCTGGTTACGCCTCCAGCTTGTAGATCAGGAACAGACAGCCGTTAGCGGGCGTACCAGGCTGTCCGGCTGCCACATTGAAGCCAGTCGTGCTGATGTTGACGGCTGCACCGCCACCGCCGGACGCACCGCCGGGGAAGCCGCCGTTGCCGCCTGTGCCGCCGGTGATCGTGCCCAGGGAGTTACCCGAGCGGCCTCCACCACCGCCACCACCACCACCACCAGCCTTGCGCTCACCGACCAGCGAGGCCGCCGCGCCGTTGCCGCCGGTGCCGCCGTTCGCCGCGCCCGCGTTGCCACCGGCCGCCAGAGCTGATGCCTCACCAGCGCGACCGGGATACGAGGTGTGAGAGACGCTACCCGCGCGCGACATGAACGCACTGCCGCCATCACCTCCACGGCCTGGCTTAGACGCTGCCGCAACGAAACCCACACCGTTACTAATCGCGCCGATACCGGGCACCGAGGAGGCCAGGCTGCCGAACGAGGTAACGCCGCCTGTTGCACCGGCTGTCGTCGCTGCGGTGCCGATCGTGCAGGTGACCGTCGAGGGAATGTCCTCGGGGTCCAGCTGCACCGCGAAGTAGCCGCCGTCGATGCCGCCTAGCCCGCCTTCAACTGTCCGCACCTCATCGGTATCGGGCCGGGCGGTGTTGCCCACCTGGCCGCGCCCACCTCCACCAACGGGGACGGCCCAGAACTCCAGGCACTCTGACGGGTCAAACGGCCGTGTCCATGTCTGATTGCTGGTGATGGTCTCCACGGTGTAGCCGCCGTAGACCGCCTTGGCGATAATCTCGATGGTCTGCTGAATGTCGGTCACGGTGTGGCTGCCACCGGACGACGAACCGCGCCAACCGGCGAAGATAGCCCCCGCAATATCGCTCACCGCGCTGTTGATGTTGCTACCCAACGTTGACAGCGCACCAGTCAGACCGGTGATGTGGCTTTGAGGCAGGGCTGCCAGCCACGCAGTGGGATTGGTCGCCAGACCCGAGATCAGGTTGCCGAGATTGCTCAACGCTTCGAGCGCATCCTCTGCCCCGTCTCGCGCCTTCTGCTGAATCCATTCCAGCTCGTCGGACAGGTCGAAAATCCGGTCGAGAAGACTACCCGCCGGGGTGATTCCCAGCGCCGACAGAAGGTTGTCGATCAGCGAGCCGATCCAGTTGAACAGACTATTTAAGTCCTCGGGCAAGTCCTTGGTGAAGAACTGCGGAATCTTTTGCGTCGCTTGCAGATAGACGTTATCGAACTTGCAGCGCCCGCCACTGGCATCCGGTGAAACTACGGTTTGCACCACAACACCGGTGACGCCGGTCGCAGGCACAACGTACTCGCCCCATGCGTTCAACCCGTCCCAGTCAGGCGACCCGGCCGGGGATTCATCGCTGGCCATCCACACCGCCGCCCCAGGCGAATCGCCGTTGTACGGAACGAGTTCGACGCGGATCGCGTTCGACGACGGTGTAGCAACCATCGACTGATACTTGACGTCGGCCCCTGATTTGAGCACCCAACCAGGCGCCACCGGGATCAGCTCGGACGCCAGAATGTGCCACTGCCCATCACAATCAACCACCGCGCAGCCGAGCGGCGAGGAACCGGGCGCGCCGTCGGTAGCGTCGTGCGTGTACCCAGAGCCCTCGACGATCGTCACCGGGTCGTCGAATCCGCCCTCGTAGAGCAGCGACACCTGCTGATCGGTCAGCAGTCCGATTGGCAGCGGCCCGAGCAGCGCCGGCACGATGCGCGACACGATGTTGAGGAACGGCTGCACCACCGTATGCACGAAATGCTGCGCAGCGTCCGAGGGGTCGAAATCAGGGTCGGTGAAGTCGATGCCGTCGAAAAACTGTTGCGCCCCGGCGATGAACGCCACCACGAACGGCAGGTCAATTCCCTTCCCGTCATCGAGGGACGCCACGAATGCGTCCCACGAGGACAGGTCGATTCCGGCGCTGTCGTTGATGTCGCTGATGATGCGGTCGCCGAGGTCGTCGGCCCAGTCCTTGAGCTGATCGAACGCCGCACCGAGCTTGCCTGGAACGAATATGCCGGCCAATGCGAGCACCACCTGCTTGAGGAACTGCTCGACGAGCTGGCCGCCAAGTTCGGCGAGCTGTTGCGAGGTGAATGGTCGCACCAGCTCGGCGCCGGAACGTTTCTGATGGATGGGCGCCGAGGGAATGTTCGACGCCCAATCGGGCATCTCCACGGACATCAGAGCGGCCACACCTCCGCAGAGAACATCGAGGCCGACGCCGACGCGGTGTAGGTCGAGGAACCGGCCTTCCGTTCGAGCCGCACGTACAGCGTGGCACTCTCACCGGCGGCGATGGTGTCGTAGGTGTCCGACACGGTGCCCGGGTTGATCGGCTTGCCGGGTGCGAACATCAGCCGTTCGGTGCTGGCGATGCCGATGCAGTGGCCGACGATGTTGCCGCTACCCGCGTTGTTCAGTCGTGCAACGAGGTCGACGCGCACATCGGCGGCCTCGCCGGTCACCACGGTGTAGCCCTGCGCCCGCACGCGCCGCGCCCACGGCCGCGCCGCAATGTTGATGCTGCACAACGTCGCGTTGACGTTGCCCGAGCCGACGTTGTCGATCTCGCCCGGGTAGAACACCTCGGGAATCTTCTGGTCGACGATCTCGAACTCGTCGGCGGCATTGTTCACCGCGAGCACCTGGCCGGCGGTGCCGCCGCCGAAATCAGCCGGCGTCGGTGTCGCGCCGCCGCTGCTGCCGCCGGGCGCGGCGCCGTGCAGCGTGAGGCTCAACTGCCACAGGCCAGGGTCATTGCCGGTCGGAGGCGAAATCTGGGTCCACGTGCCCGAGGCCGGCGTCGGGTCGTCATAGGCGAGTTCGGTGACCGGCACGTCGGGGTCGAAACTCGGCGGTACGCCCGGGTCGCCTTTCTCGATGGCAGTCAATCCCGATCCGATGCCGCCGTCGTGCCGCAGCATGATGACCGCCATACCGGTGGACGGGTCGACCGGTATTAAGAAGTCGCCTTGCCCGTGGTAGTGCGGTGCGCCGTTGTATTCAACGATGGGCCATGCCATGAGTGTTGTCTCCCATCAGGATTGCGGGGCGAGGGTGAGTGAGTTGATCGCCTCGAACGCCTCGGTGATGAACCGTTGGTACTTGGCGAGTGTGGGTTCGTCGCGCCGACCGTCGCCCAACTGCACTGTGACCGCTTGCTCATCGGGCGTGACACGCCACATGTAGTTAGTCACGTAGTCGGTAATCATCCGAGTTCTGGCGAGGTACACCAGACTCATCAGACCGCCCTTGAAGATGTCGCGGCCCAGCGCGTATTGGTCGCCGTTGCGGAACGTGACTTGCGCCGTGGTGTGGCCTTGAGAGTCGAACAGCGCATTGATGAATGCGAAAACCGTTTCGACGTTGTACGGCGCCGACGCGGTGGCGTGCATACGCTCGATGGCCGGGTGGTACGGCCCGACCTCGTCGCGGCGCTCGTAGTGCTGGATCAGCTGAAACGCCAAGAATGCGTTGTTCAGGAACCCCGACAGCAAGTCCGAGGGAATGCCGGTGAACCCGACCGCGATCATCAGGCTGTCAATGGCCCACGCGAATGTCGCATTTAGTAAGTCGTTCAACCACTTTGGGCTGCGGCCGCCGATGATGTGCTGCCAGCCCTCGGGCGTATGGTCTGCGATCTCGCACGAGATGATCGACGAGTCCTCGCCCGGTTCGGGTGCCACCACGTAGGCATATGGCTGCTCGAAATCGACGCCGAGCCGCGGTGCGTAGAACACGCCCTCCATACCGGGCACCTGCTTGATGACCGGCTTGAAGATGCCGCCGAGCGCACCGCCGAGGTCGATAACAGTTCGGATCACCGAGTCGGCAACGGTTTTCGTCGGCCCCTCGATCTGCGAGCCATCGCGCGTGGAGAACACATAGGTGGGCTGATCGAGGTTCACCCACTGGTCGGGTTGCGGGTCGCCGGGCAGAAACAGATCAACGCTCGCGGTCACGCCGTACGGCCGAGTGATGCGCTTGATGACCGTACCCACGGTTTCCATGCGCACCGTTTCGGCCGCCATCGGGCTGGTGTCGAGGAACGGATTCGTCCTCTTGACGTACATAGGCGTGCGCAACATGCGCGTGAACGTGTCGACGCTCAACCCGTCACGCTTGAGCGCCTGCAGCACGGTGCCGAGCCACGCCTTTAGTTGCGGGTTGAGCGACAGCCCGTTGTTGATGAACTCCAGCCAGCCCGACTGCAACCGAATTGCACACTCGGCCACCATGTTCTCGAGCACCGTCTGCAGCGCCCACATGAACACCGCGTGCGAGAACGGCTGCGCTTGGATCGGCAGCCACCACGAGGGCCATATGACGTAGTAGTTCAGAATGTCCCAAATACCGCGCAGCTCAACGGTGCCCGTCCACTCGCTGTTCTCGTAGCGGTAGCGATGAACCTTCGTATAGAACGCCTCGCGAATGCCGGCAGTCTCCACGATGACGCCCACGAGGGTGTTGCGGCAGTCCATGAACATTGGGATCAACGGACTGTTGCCCTTGAGCACCAGGCGCGACGTCGGCGTGTCATTCCACGGACTGGCCCCCGAGCCTTCCATCAGATCGTTGCCGACGTAGCCGATGGGTTGCCACATCTTGTCGCACACCGTGAACCGAAACTCGGTGTCGACCTTCGATTTCTTCTCGGTGAGCCGACGCGCGGTCGTAGCGATGTGGTACGGGTTGCCGGATTGAATCGCGGCCCGCCACACATCGAGGTCGGATTGCTCGACGGCCATCAGAACGGACTCCTACGCAGTGGTGTGCCAGCGGCGATGATCTTGGAATCAGCGTTCCCGCCGACGATCTCGACCTTGACGTGATATGTCGGTGCCGGCTGGCCGGCGGGTTTCGGCGGGATCGCGGCGCGCTCGGAGAACCGGCCCTTGAGGTACTTGTAGAGATTGCCCTGCGCGGTGCGAATGCCGAACAGCGACCTGATCTGGTTCTCCATCGCGGTGCCGTTCACGCCGGTCAGCTTGAGCAGCTTTGTCACGGCCTCTTGAAAGATGTTGAGATCCTGCGGTGAGGGCGGCGTAACCGTAAGGTCTTGCACGAGCGTGGTGTTCACGCGCGGGTCGGTGCGCAGGAACACGATTTGGTTCTGCAGTAGTGGACCGAACTCGACATATTCGTTGGCGCCGGGGCCGTCGTACAGTCGGAATGTGCCGGGACCAAACAGGGTGTAGTCGTCGTACATCTTCTGATCGCCGATGTTCACCCGGTCGAGCCACCCCGACTGCGTCATCGAGGCGTTGTCCCCGGCCGAGATCTTGCGAATGGCCGCCGGCGTGGCCTGGGTGAGCACGGCCGCAGCGGCGAACATGCCGTTACCGGCGCCGCGGTTGTTCGGGCCGAGCGGCGAGCCGCTGCCGGTTTCCTTGTGCGTCAGGATCGGGTTGCCGTTGCGCAGCACCTTGAACAGGCGCGGGTCGCCGTCGTAACCGCATACCAGCGTGAATGTCTCACCGGGCGCCGGCGGCACGAGCATAGGCAGATGCTCGACGCGCATCGTGTGCTCGACGAACTCGTCGGTGTAGAACAGCCGAACGTAGCCAATGCCGTACTCGGCGAAAACGCCCGAACCATCCCAGGCATCGCCGCTGTCGCGCCCCATGCGGCCACCAAGGATGTTGCGCGCGGACTCGGGCACCGACCACTCTTGAACGCCGCCGTGAACCTGCGAGATGACCTGATTGTCGGTAGCGGTCTCGAACCCGGGCCACGGGCCGTTAATCACGCGCCGCGACTCGGTGGCGAACGGGTCGTCGGGGTCATCAACCCAGACCATGCGGTCGCCATCCGATGTGCAGTAGCCGCCACCGTCGCCGGTGTAGTACTGCGGCACGTCACCGAGATCCTTTGTGCTGCGGTTATCCTCGGTGAACGTGTCGGTCATGTCCTCGTAGGAGAACGTGAACATCGACACGTTGTCATATGACCGCCACAGACCGGCGTCTCCCTGCAGCCGCAGCGACAGCGGCTTGCCGTGAGCGACCACGTTGAGCGCGTCTTGCGGTGCGCCGTTGAGCCACCGAATATCCGACCACCAGTGACCGAGGTCGGGCGTGAAGAAATTCACCGTTGCCGTGTTAATGGCGTCGATGGACGCGATGAGGTCGCGGGCCACCTCGACGGCGTGATTCGGTGTACGGCCAACACAGTTGACCGTCATCTCAATTTCGTTCGGGTCGAGCAGCGCGTCGACGTGCGTGATGCCGTCCTGCGTGGCGCCCTTCTGCTGAATGTGCTTCCACGGTGCGATCAGCCCCTTGAGGCTCACCAGCTCCACGCATTCGGGCTCGGTCGGGTCGTGAAACGGCGCGGCCAAACCACCGAGCAAGTCGAATCGGACTGTCTTGTCCCATGATTCGAGCCACATCATCGGCCGGGTGCCCTTGGTCACGTGGTACCACCCGTGAGAGGTGATCTGGCCGGCCGGGTAACGCTTGGTCGTCATCTCATCCCCTCCCCGGTGCTGCGTGCGCCTGCTGCCAGTGGTAGGCAATGTCGCGGCCGGTGCCGTCCTCGGTGGCGCGCTGGTTGTTGACCGTGATGTTCACCGGGCCTGGTTGTTGGCCCGCGGCCTGCCCGTGCTGCGTGGCGTTCGGGTCGGCACCGGCGACCTGCTCGGCGCTCGGGCCTGCCTGATCGCCGGCGAGGTTCGGCAATGCCGGTGCGGCGCCGGCGAACGCGCCCGCGATGCGGGTGATCCAGTTGTTCGCGGCCATCTCCGACCCGCCGAACGGCACCAGCGTCTCGATGGCGCCGTTGACGCCGATACCGACTGCCTGAGAACCGAACTCGATCAATCGGCTGATCTCTTTGATGCCGGTCTGCGCGGCCTGGCCCGCACCGGGCGCCAGGCCGTTGAGCGCCGCGCCGCCGGCCTCCATCGCGAGGCCGATTGCGCCGCCACCGCTGAGGCCGATGCCACCGCCACCACCCGGCCCCGACGCCGGGGCCACGCCGCCGTATTGCCCGGGCGTGAACGGTGCGGTCGACACATCCGCCACCGGCGCTGTGGGGTTCGTCAGCGCAGGGTTCGTGTTGGCCGGCGAGTAGAGCAGGCTGTTCGGCATGTCGCCCGCCGCCGCGGCGGGCGACACGACGGGCCGGTAGTAGTGCTGCGTCAGCGCCGGGTCGTCTGCGCCGGTGCCGCCGATCCCTCGACGGGCCGCCGCGGCCTGGCTGCCCCAGTTGAACGGGGTGCCGCCGGGCAACGTCGCCTGCATGTGGTTGCTGTTGAATCCGACGCGGAAATCGCCGGGGCCACCTCGCCCGGGCAGGAACCCGCGCGAGGTCAGCCACTCGGCAGCGTTGCCGGTGTACATGGATGCGCCACCGGTGGGCCGCCCATCCATCAGGTTGACGAGATCCTCAACGGCGCTTGAGCAGTCCGCCAACCCCTGCGTGAGGTCGCCGCGCTCCTCTTGCGTGTACCGGCCAGCCGGCACGTTCGCCAGCAGCGCCGCGTCGCCGAGGTATCCGGCGCTGGGCCGCAGCGCTGATGGGCCGAGCGCTGACGCGGCGTAGCCGTACTGCTGTTGAGCGAGGCCGGTGAACCTCGGGCCGAAGACTCCCTGCGCGCCGAGGATTCCCATGAGGCCGTGGCCACCCTGCGACGGTGACGCTTGGCTGATGGCGCTTAGTTGGCCGAGCAGCGGCGCAGCAGCGAGGTTGGCAACGAACTTGGTGATGTTCTCGGCGATCCCGGCCAGACCCCTGCTGATGCCGAAATCCTGATCGAGCTGCGCGCCGATCTCCCCGAGCTGCGCGGCATAGCGGTTGCCCGACTTCACCATCTGCCCATAGGCGTTATCGCGGGCCTCGTACAGCCGCAACTCGGCGGCCTGCAAATCCTGCTCGGCCTCGATGACGTCGTTGCGGGCCTTCAATCGGTCGTCGGCCGTGGCGTTGTTGTCGCGTTCGAGTTGTTCCAACCGGGCCTGCTTCTCGGCCAGGTCGTGACGGGCATCTAAGTAGCTCGACAGCGCCGAGAAACCGCCCGCGGTCTGCGCCAGGCCGTCGAACCCCGGCGGAATAGTCGAGTCGTACGGCACCACTGGCGCGTCTGGCAGCCGCGGGCCGCTGCCTCGGCCACTATCCTGCGGCGGTGCGGGCACCGGGCGCGGGGACCACCCGGTCGGGCCGGCCAACCCGGCCAGCCCGCCGGTACCCGCGCGACCACCGAGGGCAGCCGCGCCGCCGATGCCGCCCGCGGCACCCGCCGCAGGAACCGGGGTGCCCGCCACCGGCGCGTTGACGTACGGGATCGCCGTAGGCATCTCGACACCCGGCAACATGCTGAGAATGCCCGCGGCGGCCCGCAGCGGGGCCAACAGCGTGTTGGCGGCGTCGATGACGCGGTTGATCGCCCACTCGGCGGCCGTAGCGAACCCGTTCCACACCGTTTGCAGCCCGGTGATGGCATTGCCAACGAAGTTGATCGTGTTGACGATGCTGTCCAAGGACTGCCGGAACTCTTCAGGTTTGGCCGACCCGAAGGTGTCGTAGATGATCTTGCCGATGTTCCAGATCGCGTCGCCGAGTTCCTTTGCGGCGGTGATGCCGTCCTGAATCCAGCGCTGCAGGTCGCCGGTCGCGGCGGCCTGGGCCACGAAGTTGGCGAACTCGGTGGCCGCGCCCGCCGCGGCGTCAGCTAGCCCTGGCAGGAAATCCGAGCCGACGCTCATCAACCGGGTAAGTGCCTCGGTGAGCGGGCCGGCGGCCTGCGCGAGGTTGCGGAACGCAGCCTGAACGTTGGTCGAGATGTTCCCGATGAGGTCGGGATTCTCCTGCAGCACACCGACTGCGTCGCTGAACATCGTGTTGAACGACCCGGCGACGCTGGACAGCATCGACTCGAGCGTCGGTAGGTACTGCTGCGTGAGCGCCTCGATCTGTGGCGCCACACCGGCGAACAGCGAGTCTTGCACGCTGTTCTTCAAACCGTCGAACGCGGGCATAAGCTCGCGGATCGACAGCGCCGCCTGCTGCGCGTTCGGAGATAGCGATTGCAGTGCCTCGGCGAACTTCTCGGGGTCGCGAACCTCTTTGATCGCGTCGGCGAACCCGAGGAACCCGATCTTGAGCGCGGCGAACCCGGTGCCGGCGGCGGCGAGCGCCGAGGGCAGCAGCCACAGCGATTGTGTCGCGGTGACCGCGGCGCGGCCCACGTCGAACAGCATCTCGGCCGCCGCTGCGACCACGACCGCGGCCGATGCGGCGGTGGCTAGGCCGCCGATCGCGCCACCGAGTCGGGAGACACTCGCCGCGCTGCCAGTCGCCGACCCGCCGAGACGGCCGATGGTGCCGAGCAGACCGCCGACCGGTGCGACAGCCGCCGAGGTCGCCGTTGCCAAGTCGCGGTGAGCGCGAATCGCGTCGCGGATCGTCGAACGATGGCGGCGCTGCGCGGTTTCCAGCCGCTCATACTGCGCTACGAGCCGCGCCCGGCTCGCCGAACCCGAACGCACCAGGTCGTCATACTTGGCCTGCTCGACGTTGACGCGGCTAAGCGCAGCAGCCACTTTGTCGGTCGCCCGTTCCACCTGCGACATAGCGCGGGTGACCGCCGGCGTCGAGCGCCGAGCACCCGCCGCGAACTGGTCACCGAACGCTGCACCCGCCGAGCGTCCCGCGCGGTCGTACTCGCGGTGCAGCCGGTCGGCGTCACGTCGAATATCGTTGTCGCGCAGTCGGGTATAGATGTCCAGATGGATGGCGATGGCTCAACACCTCCTAGTCGGAGACGAACGAGAACAGCTCGCCATCGGCGACGACCTGCTGTGTCTCGATGAACTCGCGCGTCTTGCTGATCGGGAAGAACAACTGCTCGCCGTACACCTCGGTATCGGCCTTGGGCAGATGCGCGGAACGGAATAGCGCCGAGATGTTCGCGACCTGGGCGAGCATTTTCTGCCACTCGGGCCGGTCACCGTTGCGCACCACCGCGGCCACCGCGCCGCCCTCGGGCGGCCACTCGACCACGATGGTGCGCGTTTCGGCTTCCTCGTCCTCGGTGACCGTGACGCCGAACAATTCGAGCAGTTCGTAGCTGCTCATGCGGCCCTGGTGCCAGTCCTGAATATGGCAGCCAGTGAAGAACCGGCGAAGATCACTCGCGATCTGTCGGGGCGCCATCCTCCAAAACGCGAACGCCTGCATCACTTTTCGAGTCGGAGTCGGATCGCTTCACGACGCCGCTACGCAGTTCCTTGACGAGTTCGACGACCTCGCGCGGGCTGCCACCGGCCGCGGCGAACTTCTCGTATTCCTCGTCGCCCATGACGATCTGGCACACCTGCACCTCGTAAGGAGGCTCGACCAGAACGCCGTTTTCCTGGTATGGCTCGATGTAGTCGCCGCGCACGGTGTGAGCACCGACGAACGTCTCGACCTCGGTGCCGTCCGGCTGGCGGCTCTTCATCCTCTGCTCGGGCTTCTCGACATCGGGCCACCGGTCGCACTGGTTCATGCGGTGGTGCAGCCGGTTGTACGCGGTGAGCTGATCGGCGCTGAAGAACAACGGGTTTCGCACCGTGAAATCCTTGCCGTTGGGCGCGGTGACGGTGCCCGAGCGGGCAAAGCTGTCGTAGGTGTCGGCCTGTTCCTGCGCCTCGGCGGTGGCCTTGTCGATTTCGGTCATGGTTCGACTGTCCTTTCGGCTGTTGGTGTTTCGGCTTGTCGGCTGTGAGGTGATGGCCCCGGCGGGCGCCAGCCGACAACGCCCGCCGGGGAGATTTGGTTATGACGCGGGCTGCGTGGCCGCGGCGGTCACCATCGACAGCGCGGTATCGCCGTCCGCGTCGGTCACGGTCACCTGGAAGTACGACGTGCTCGAGGCGGTCAGGCCGGTGAGCGTAAGCGTCACCACACGGTCGGCGACCGTGGTGGTGCCGACCGTCGCCGACGACGCAGACGACATATCCGCGTTGGCCGACTTCTCGACCGAGTAGGTGTACGGCGACGCACCGCCGAGCACCTCGGCGAACGTGATCGTGGCCGCGGTCGCGCCGGTCGGCGTCGCCACCGGTGCGGGCGGCACGAACGTCAGCCCGGGCGCCACGCTTTCGTCCCAACCCTCACCGGACACCCACACACCACCGATCAGCGGTGCGCCGTCGCCGTCGACGAACCACGGGTCGAGAATCCGAGCGAACGTGAGCTGCGCCGACAGCGGGTCGGTCTTGGTGCCGGTCAGGTTGCCGATTCCAGTACGCACGCAGCGCGACACTGGGAACGCAACACGCTCGGGCTTGCCGCCCGCTTTGTCCTCGTGAATGAGGATCATCTGCCGTTCGACGAAGTCGATCTCGGCCGACTCGCCCGAGAAATAGGTGCCCGAACCGAGGTCGAGGATGTTATCGAGCGGCAGGTCGTTGATGAGCCGGTGCAGCAGCGGCTTATTCTCGTAGCCGGTGAACACGATGCGCTTCGCGCGGCTCGTGAGATCGACGCGGGCCGGGTCGATGGACTGCAGAATTTCCAGCTCATCGACGTTAATGTCGTGTTCTTGCGCGAACCCGTCGGGGTTGGCGGCGCCGAGCAGATGAAACCCGAGGTTGGGCTTGTTGTTGTAAACCCATTGCCCCTTAGCGTTTTTCTTGACCGCGAGCAGGTCGTCGCGCCAGTTACCGTCGAGCGCCATCGGGGCGCCGAAATCGCCACTCGGGCTGATGTTGGTAGCGGACCCCTTGTAGTCGCGGACAAGCAGGTTCCACTTGCCGCCGCGGCGAATCCGCAGGGTGTCGAAGATCCCCAGGCCGGACGCCTTGAAGCTGACACCGGTGTTCGGTTGTGCCATGTGAGTTTTTCCTTTCGCGGATACTGAACTGCCGGAAAGGATTCCGGCGGGAATGCGGCGCACGCGGCCGCGCGCCGCGGCCCTCGGCGACCGCGACGGGGAATGTTCGGCTGATTAGGTGCGGGTGTAGGACAGCCCGATTCCGTAGCGGGCGATCTTGCACAGGACTTGGTCGTCCTCGAACTGTGACCAGCGTGGCGATTCGACCACGGTCACGTAGTCGAAGTTCACGACTCGGCCGCCGCTGATGTGTATGTCGTCCTGATGGTGCGCGAGATGCAGCATCCACGAATGCGTTTCGGCTGCAGTGTCGCGCGCTGCCTCTTCGCCGAGCGTCTTGTCACACAGGGTGCGGATCGACACGAGCGGATCGGCGAACCCGAGGTTGGGGTTTTCATCGCCGCCGATGTGGCGAACCAGGGTAAACGGCAGCGGGTCGCCTGGCCGGCGAGTGATCGCAGTGTCGCGCAGCCCGCCGAGGTACGCCACGAGCGCCTCTTCGACGTCGTCGGGTGTCTCGGTGTGCGCGGTCATCCATCCACCTCCACACCGTCGACGGAACCGCCGTGACGGTGGGCGACCTTGCCGAACGGCGCGAACTCGGGTGTGGGCGTGTTCGGCCCGAACGGCGATTGCGATCCTGGCGCGTCTGGCCCGGTGCCGTCCTCGATGAAATCGAAGTACCAGAGCCGGGAACCGACCCACCAGTGCGGTAAACCGTTGTGCGGCTTGCGTCTCTCGACATGCACCGAGGCCGCGGCGCGGCCGGTGCGCACCGGCGTCTCGGCGCGCACTTCGTCGCGGATTTCCTCGGCGGCCTGTTTGGTCTTGAGTTTCACCTCGGCATCGCGCCGGATCTTCTGCTCGATCTCGGCGAAGATGTCCGCACTACTCGTCGTCATCAGCCGAAGCGGTAGCGGTGGCCGGCTTGCGCCCGCGCGGTGTGCCGCCGATGCGCTCGACCGCATTGCCGAGCCGCTTGGCTACGTCCTCGGCGAGGTCGACGACAGCACCGGCGACCTTGTGATGGACGCCCTTGCCGTCGATGGTGTACGCGCACGGCGAAACGACCTTGTACTGGGCCATGATTCAAGCTCCTAGCTCGTCTGTCGTTGCGACAGGATGGTCACTTTGAACGGCTGCCCGTCCATGTCGACGTGGTGCTGTGGGCCAGCGATGATCTTGTAGGCGACGCCATCGACACGGATCTCTCCGTCCTGCCGGGCCGCGAGCACCGCCGGTGCGGGCGGTGCGGTGGTTTTCCAGACGACCGTCGCTACGTTCACGTCGTACTCGGCGGTCTCGCGCGCCGACAGTGGCCGATGCCGGCAGCCAGCTACCGGGGCGAGGGTTTCGGCCTGCTGGTAACCGCCGAGCGGCCTACGGGGGCCGGTGTTCTCGTAGGTCACGAACGTGACCGTCTGCCCGCCGAACGTCACGGCTGCCGCTCCAACCGGTAGGCGTCGAGGCCATAGCTAGCGCAGACGGCCGCCACGACGCCGCTCGTGCCGTCCCACCGGTAGCGCACGTCGTCGACCTGCTTTTCGACAATGGTGGGGTCGTCACGCTTACTGCTCGCGAACGACGCGGCGAGCACCTGCACGGCTCGCTCGAAATTCGGCACCTCGGCCTCGGGGAACCCGTGCGTCACCTTGACCGTGATCGAACCGTATGCGTCGATCCACCAACTACCGTCGCGTTTCCGCACCCGGCCATCGGAAGTCGTGCGCAGCGTAGACACGTCGAGAGAAACACCATCCTCGATCACCTCGGCGAGGTCGAGCAGCCGCAGCGTCGGGATGAACAGCACCGGGCCGCCGGGGCCGTCGAGCGTCAGCACCTGGTCGGTGTTGACCGGCGTGACATGCCAACCGCACCACGCACGCACGGCCGCGCGGGCGGCGTCGATGTCGGTCTGGTCAGCCATTCGCCTTGTTAGCTGGCGTCTTGGCCTTGTTGGCCGGCGTCTTGGCCTTGGTAGCAGGTGCGGGCGCCTTGGGCGCCGTGGCGGCGCCGAGCAGACCACGCGCAGCCGCATCCCGGTCGGTGAGCTGCAGCGTCGTCTCGACGCCGTTGATGACAACGTTGTAGAGCTTCACGTCGCCCCCTTCGAGCGGTGCTGGCGGCAAATGCTCGCCGTTTGGATGTGTGAAATCCACTGATAGCCATGAGTGTTCGACCGCGCGTGTGGGCGGGTGGCCTCGGCGCCGACGCACCGAGGCCACCGCCTGCGAGCGCGGACTAGCTGCTGGCCATCGCGACCTTGACGAACGCGGTCGGCCGGGTGACGCCGAACGCGACACGTTCCTCTGCGAGAATCGCGATCAGGTTGCGGATGAAGAAATCCGCGTGGCTGTCGGTCATCGTCACCGTGGTCTCTTCGCGGTCCCACAGGACGGCCTTGTTGAAGTCGCCGAGCAGGCCGGTGCCCTTGGCCTGCGACTCAGACTCGACCACCGGCACACCCCACAGGGTGCGCTGCCCGATGTACTGCGGCCCGCCGTAGTAGTAGCGGTTCTCGCCGTCCTTGAGCAGGTCGAGGGTCTCGGCATCTTCGGGGTTGAGCACCCACGCGGTCGGGTTCACGCGGCCCACGGTGCGGGCCTTGGTGATGGCCTTGCGGGTCGTGGTGAAGAAATCCGTTGTCCACCCCTGCGTCTGGACACCCGAGGTGCTGTTGATACCGGTGAGGTTCTCGCCGGAACCGTTGCCGTTGAGGATCTGGTCTTCCTCTGCCTCGGCGATGTCCTTGCTCAGCTCATCGTTGATGAGACCTTCGAGCTGCGCCACGTCAGCGAGCGCGCGGCGGGTGACCGGCACCCACTCGGCAATCGTCTTGACGTTGGTCGTCACGACCTCGAATGCCCACGAACCCTCGGGCTTGTAGCCGCCACCGGTGGCGAGCACCAGCTCGCCGCCATCCTCGCCCGCAGGCGCGGTCGGCATCGCCGCGGAGGTGGCCTCGGGCACGGGCGCAGCGGCGTTGGTGTGCGAGGTCTCGCGCACGAACTCGACCGCGTCCGAGGAGGTGCGCCGGTTCGACACCAGATTGCGGATCGTCAGCGGCTTACGGCCGAGCATCTCGACGATGTCGGTGCGGTCGTTGACCACGAACGCGCCGGCGCTCGTCGAGCTGGCGCCGGTGAACAGCGACTTGACCTTGATCGGGTCGGACTGAATGCGCGCCTTCGACGGGATCTGGCCGCCGGTGAACGGCCGCATCATCGCCTTGAACTCGGGCGATTCGACCACGGTCAGGCCAAGGCTCTTCACACGGGCCTTGAGATCGCCGCCGTCCTCGGGCACGCCGACCTCGTCGGAGAATGCCTTGGCCTGGTCGAGCACGGCCTCGTCGGCCTTGACGGCCTTGACCGAGTCGAGAATGTCGACGAGCGCCTTCATCGCGGCGTCATAGTCGGCCTTCTCGTCGTCGGTCATGTCGCGGCCCTCGTCGGCGATGCGCTGCGCGATCTCGCGGGCCTTCTTACCTTCTGCGTCTGCCCGTTCCTTGAGGGCAGCCAAACGTGCGCTCATGTGTGAATCTCCTAGAGTGTGAGGGGTTTAGGCGAACTCGACGCTCAGCTGCGTCTCGATCGCGTTGAGCAGCGCCGAGGGATCGACGGACGATTCACGGCTGGCCTCGCGGGGCTGTCCCGCCGGATCTTCCGGCGGCGCTTGGCGTGACGGGCCGTCATCGTTGGCCTTCACCTCGTCGGAATCCGTGCTGTCGAGGGTGGCGAGAACACGCCCGATTGCCTCGTGCGCGTCGCGTAGCTCACCCTCGTTCTTGGCCGACAGCACTCGGCCTGCTTTTGCGTCGGCGATCAGCCGCTCGGCGAGCGCCGGCACCTGCTTGACTGCCAGGATTTCCGTTTCCTGGTTCGCGCCGATCGTGACTACCGAAACCTCGTAGATCTTGAGCTGGCGCAGCTCGTAGTAGTGTTCGGTTTCGGGCTTATCGGGGTCGCTGTCGGCCTTCGGTCGGCTCGCGGGGCCGCCCTCGATCACGTCGTAGGCAAACGACATCTGGTTGATGCGTCGGCCCTTGAGCAACCGGTAAACCTGCTTGGCCTTGGGGTTTTCGAGGTCGAGCTGCACGGTGACCAGTAGGCCGTTGTCGTCCTCCTTGGCGTCGACGACGTGGCCGATGTTGTAGTCAGGGTCACCCATGTTGTGCCCGAACAGCACCGGGATCGGGTTGCCGGACTTCTCCCACCGAGCGAGGTCGTCGGCGAATGCGCCCCTGACAACGACATCGCCGTAGCTGTCGATATTGCCGAATACGCTTGCATACGCCGTGAACTGACCCTCGCCGAGGCCGTCATCCGGGCCGACCTTGAGCTTGGTCGTGGCGTTCTTTGTGAGCATCAATCCTCCTGCTCGCCGTCGTCGTCGGCTTGCTCGTCGGGGTCGTCCTGGCCGCCGATGGTCGCCGGCCCACGCTCGGCCGGAATGGGGTTGTGGTCACCGTTCTGCGTGACGTTGAGCGGCCGGATCAACTCGTCGCCGCCCTCGATTGGCGGCCGGTTGTCGAGTGCGCGAGCCTCGTTGATCGTCATCGTCGGCGCGCCGACCGCGGCGGTGATCGCCGCCTGGCGTTCCTCGAACGAACCGGTCAGCTTCTCGCGCAGATTGAACTCGGCGTAGAACCGGTGCGGGTTGACCGGCTCGAACTCGGGCACCAGCTGCAGGTTGATCTCGTCTTGGATCATCGACAGCCACGGCCCCAGGCAGTCCTGATACAGCATCTTGTGCTGCTCGGTGATGTTGGAAAGCGTTGCCTTGTCGAGTAGCCCGATCATGGTCGGGGGAATGAAGTAAGAACGGGTGACCTCTTCGTCGGTCAGCTTGCGGCCCTCGATGTACTGCAGCTCGCGGGCGGTCTGCGCGGCCGGTTTGAACGTCATGCCGTCCTCGAGGACCGGTGTGCCGCCGGCGCCGGGGCCGTTGCCGGTGTACTGGGCGCGCCATCCTTCACGGAATCGTTCGCGGGCCTCTTTCGACCATTCGGGTGCCGCCAACGGCCGCTCGAGGTAGCCCGAGACGCGGGCACCGTTGCGCATGATCTGCTCGCGCATTTCGCTCGCGGTCCACTCTTCGCGCAACACCTGGCGCAGCGATTCCAGCGGCGAGACACCAGCGTCGGACGGGCCGCCGTAGCCGCGCAGGTACAGCACCTGGTCGGCGGGAATCCGGCGGGTGCCGTTGGTTCCACGGAACTCGAACTCGTCGGGCGTGAGCCAGTTGTCGCCCTTCGGGGTGACCAGCGGAACCGGCAGGTGGATCAACTGCCGACCGCCATCAGGCGTGCGGATCTTCCACCAATAGGCATTGTCGTAGATCGCGAAATCGTGAACCAAGGTGTTGAGGAACCGGTAGCGCGTTGTCCACGGGTTCGGCTGCCGCAGCAGCTTCGCGAGCGGGTGGTCGGTCAGCCGTTCACGGTTGGCGTCATCCTTGCGCTCGAACAGGTGTAGGCCGAGCTGCGCGATGTTGCGTGCGAGGAACGACACCGCGCGCCGCACCGCAGGCTGACGTCGCCAAATCTCGTAGTACTCCATCGACACCCACGGCGACAGCGCGATACGTTGCGGCGCTGGAATGTTCGGCCGCGACAGCCCGCGAACGGTTCCCGACGAGGCGACAAAAGCCACTTACGGCCACCTCCTAGGGAATCTGCATGTAGTCCACATTTGCCTTGTCGATCACGATTTCGCCGTCAGCCGACGCCGGTTCGACGCCCGGCTCGTGAACGGTGCAGCCTTTCAAGATGAGCCGACCGCCGACATCGGCGACCAACACGCCCGAGATCGCGTTTCCCGAGAACAGCGACACGAGAACTCGCCGGTTCAGTCCTGGGTTGCGGCGTCGTCTAAACAAAGAACAGCTCCGAATCCTCGTATTTCGACCGCGCCGGCCGACCGTGTTCGAGCAGGCCGTGCAGCGCGAGCGTCACGGCCACCAGTTGCGTGATGTCGCTGTTTCTGTCTCGGCGGTCCCACGCCCACGAATCAGCGAGGTCGCGCGGCTTGCCCGCGGTCACCGAGGTAGCGAGCAACTGGCCGCCCTGGTGCCGCAACTTGCCCTCACGCACGAACGCATAGAAGTTGTTGCACGCCTTCGCCATGTCCGACGCTGAAGTGGACACTACGGTCACGCCGCGTTCCTCGATAGCGGTCTGCTGCGAGGCCGCCGTCGAGTAACCGTCGATCACCGTGGCGCACGGTTTCCACGACTCGTCGAGTTCCTTGACGCGGTCGGGAATCCAGCCGGTACCCGGCAACGTGTGCAGCTCGGGCCGGTCACGCACCGCCGGAACGATGCCCACGTGGATCAGGCCATCCTCGCGGTACCCGGCGACACCGATGGCCGCCGCGGTCTGCATCTTGTTGACGTACACACCGAACGCGACCGGGTCGCTGGGCGCCGACTCCTTGTCGGCGAGGCCGTCCCACATCTCGCGCGAGATGAGCGGGCCGTCGTCGACCGGTGGTTTGTCGTGCCAGCCGAGGCGTTCCCGGCCGAACTCATCCGGCGACATCGAGGCGCGCTCGTCTTCGAGGTACTGCCACGAGATGCGGCGACCGGCGGCGGGGTTCGCCATCAGGATGTACTCGCGCTTGTCCATCGCGCAGCCGGGATAGCCGACGTAGTGCGGGCAATCCTCGTCGTCGCACGCGCCCTCCGGCGCGCAGAACTCTAGGTAGCCGAGCCGCTTGCGCGGCGTCGGGTCCACCGAGCGTCCCCGGGCCACGACGCGGCGCAGCACGTCAGACTCGGGCCGGCACGCCGACGACCCGTAGACGAGCTGCGCCTCACGCCTGGTCGACAGCGTCGGCATGAGCGAGCCGATGTGGTCGTCCTTGAGCGCGAACGCCTCATCGAGGATCACCTTGTCTCCAGTCAGCCCTCGGCCGCCAGACTTGGTGCGCGCCTTGAACTTGATGCGCTGCCCATGCGGGCACGCCGCGGACGGCGCGAACTCGATCATCTCGGTGCCGTTGCCGCGATGGACGCCGTTCGTTGGACCATCGGCCAACCGCGCCGCGAGCGGCGGGCAGTTCTCGATCAGGTTGACCAGATCGCGGAACGCCTCGCGCGTGGTGTCCATCTCGTGCGCCGACCACGTGATCGTCTCGACCTCGACGACGTATATCCAGCCGAGCACGGCCATCTTGAACGCCGCGGTCTTGATGTTCTGTCGCGCCGCGATGATGGCGAACTCGAACATCGCCGGGGCGAATCCATCGGGGCCGAGGGCGAACAGCGCGTCGAGGGCGAGCCGCTGTTCGAGATCCGGCACATACCCGGCCATCTCGCACAGATCGGCCACCTCGGGGCCGAGGGTCTCGGTCCACGCGGGGAAATTCGCGTAGGCCGGTTCAACCATCGCGGGCGCGGTCATCATGCACCCTTTCGCCGTTTGGCGTCGCGGCGGGCCTTGAGTTCGTCGACCGGGTCGGCGGCGACCGGCGCGGTGCCGGCGAGTGCCTCGGCCAGCACGGCCTGCAGCTGCTTGGACAGCGCCGCGACGCCGGTGTTCATCCCGGGCGCGTAGACGATCCGGCGCGCGAGCTCGAGCGCGTGCTGTCCGGCGATGGTGTTCAACCGGTCGGCCTGTTCGAGGGCGGCCTGCACCGTCTCGATCAGCCCGCCGCCGCTCGGCGCGGCCGACGCAGCCGGCGCCGGTGCTGTCTGCTGCTGTTTCTGCTTCGCGATGCCGCCGCGCTGCGCACGCTTGCGGCACGTCTCGCCGCAGTATTTCGCCTGCGGGCGTTGCGCCTCGAACGGCTGCCCGCATACCGCGCATTCACGCCGCATCGGGCCTCCAAAGTTTGCTGGAATGACGTGCATATTTGCTGATGGCTGTTGTCGGCTGTCCCGGGACCAACCTCGTCCCGGGAGAGATTCCTGAC